TTAAGTTGAGCCATTGATAGTAGATTGTGCATTTAAATCACCTTAGTTGTTGAATATAATATAGAGATCTCAGATCATGGTAGTAATTAATTCTGTTACTATTTAGTCAGCGTATGCTAACTTAATGAATTAAATTAAATATGCACAAAAAAAGAGACCCTTTCGGGTCTCTGTGTTAAGTATGTGAGATATAAATCACATGAGGTTCTTAACAACAGTACGCTGATAGTAGCGGTTGCTGTTAGAGGTGATGCGACCCAAACCTTGAGCGGTGCCTTCAGCGAAGGGGTTGGAGACAAGACCGTAGCGGGTCTTGAAGCCAATTTTGGGCTGGAAGCTGTTCTCACCAACGGCGCGAACCATTTGGAGGGGAACATAAGGACAGTAGAAGAGACCAGCGTCATAAGGGCTAGTACCCTTATAGCCAACAACATAGTACTGATTAGCAGCAGAGTTAGCAGCGAAGGGGTCGATGTAGACTCTGTACTTACCGTTGATAGTACCAGCGAAGGTGTTGCCGGTGTCGTCAACCTGAAGGTTAGCGTTAAGGGCAGGGGTGTAATCAAGTACACCAGCCATCGTCAGAGCGGAAGCAACATCAGCAGATGTCATGATGATGTTACCCTTCCCTCTACGAGTTCTTTGGGCGATTCTGTTAGCATCTCTTTCGATGTTAAACAGAAGACCTTTGAACTTCTCAACAGACCAGCGACCGTTGGAGTCAACATCGAGGTCGAAGAAACCAGCGTTGGCAACATTTGCCTGTGAACCAGCTTCAGCAGTTTTGTAGATGGTACGAATAACTTCGCGGTTGATTTCAGCAAGGATTTCGCTAGACAGGATGTTAGCGAGTTCTGCTTCAGCGTTAAGACCGTGGATAGCACGAAGGTCTTGTGCCAATTCCATGCTGTACTCTGCTTTCAGAGCACGGGACTTAGCGGTAACAGTGACTTTCTCGATCGAGAATGCCATCTCGTTGAAGTCGCCATTGCTGCCGTCTCCGAGTGCCTCAGAGTCGCCAGTAGCCATACCTTGACCCAGTGAATACTGAGATTGTACAGCGTCGGAAGCAGTGCCTTCGAGGATTGCGGGGTTAGTACCACGCTGAACGCCAGTAGAACCGAAACCAACAGTACCGTCGTCATCAACAGCAGAGGTGTAATCACCTTGTGTTGCCTGACCGATGTTTGTACCTGCCTTGTTGGCAGAGAATGCGGAATCTGGCTCGTCGAAGAACGACTCAGTACCAGCCTGATTGGTGTAGCGTGAACGCATTGCGAAGATCAGTCCTGTAGGACCGTTCATCGGCTGAACGCCAGCGAGTTCATAAGCAACCAGATTCGGCATCGAGCGGCGAATCAGGCTGATCAGAACGGGATCGAAACCGGCGGTAGGACCAGCAGCAGCAGAACCGCCACTGAAAGCACCAGAAGCACCTACAGCGTTGCCGCTGTTAGTAGGAGCAGCTTCTGAGAGCATACCATTGCCGCTTTCAAAAGCAGATTGCTCTTTGAGGAAACGCTCTTGGTTCTCAAGGAGAACAGCAGTTGTAGAACGACGGTGCGCGTCCTTAATAGGATCAACGCCTTCGGCGTCGAGAAGTGGACCCCACTTCTCCATTAATGATTCTTGATTGTACATTAGATTTAGTGTTTAAATTTGCGGAGTTTTTTACTTCATCCCAAGGGCTTTCAAATACTGGGTCATTGAAGCAGATGCCTCAACACCAGTCTCTGAGGTCACGCCCTCAGACAGTGTTTCCACTTTGTTAGAAACTGACTTTTGCTCACCGGGAAAATACGATTCCTTCAGTGTAACCAGCTTCTCACGATAAGATTCTTCACCCTCAAACTCAACACCTTCAGACAATGCGATTAGTTTCTCTCTTTGTGTTACAGCAAGACCCTCGGTTACTTCACGGAAAATTCCATCAGCTGTAGATTCGCCAAGGCGCTTGTTAAGAGAAATGTTAGCTTCGATCTGTTCGTTAAGTCTGCCTTCCATTTCATCAAGTTTGGAGACCATACTCTCCAAGACATCATATTTCTCATCAGGGATGTGTACATAATGATCTTCAAATAGACCTCTCATTCCTTGCAGGAACGATTCGGTCATTTCGGTCTTGAGACCGTGCTCAACTTCAATCTTGTTCTCGGAGATCCACTCTTCAGAAACATACTCAAGGTATGCATCGACGCGCTCTACGAGTTCTGACTTAACAGACTCAAGATGTTCGGTAAGTTGCTCTTCGTATTGTGCAGCCATCTCTTCTTGGACTTCGGTTACTTTAGCAGTAACTACAGCCTCAAAGATTGTGCGGGCTTTTAATTGAAACTCTTCGGAAAGTTCTTCGCCGCCAAAAAGGGCAGAAAGATCTTCTTCAATATCAACAGAAGGAGTTGCCTCCTCTTGCGTGGACTCATCTTCAGCTACAACTTCTTGCTCGCCTTCTACTTCGACGGTATCGCCAGCAGAAAGACTTTGCATTGGTTCGGCAGCTTTAGCGCCACGATTTACGACATCTTTAACAGTTTTAACTTTGGGTTCTGCGAGTTTCGCTGAATCATCGTCGGCTTTGTAGTTCTCGGGGGTAGGCCCACCAAGATCTTGTACAGCAGCCAAACCAGTTCCAGGATCAGAAAGCTTAGGCATAGCCTCAGCTCCTTTCGCACCCCTTGTTACGGGATTTTCCATTTCTTGTAATTCCTTAGCGGACATTGGTGAACTCTCCGATTAGATCGTTATCTAGATATAATCTATATTTATTTATAAATTAGAGACTTGACAGGAACTTGTTGAATAATGCCAACTTGTTCTCCTGCAATGCTCTTTCATCAACTAGGGTATTAATTTGCTTGTATGTCTTCTCCACGAGTTTTTCGCGGACAATACTACCATCCATTACCCAGTCTTTTCCTTCCATGATTCCCGATACAAATGCATCAGGTGCGGAGGGGTCTGCTACAATATCAGCAGCAGTTGCAAGCATAAAATCGTTAGAAACGATCTTAATACCATTCTCATTTACCGCTAAAGTTCCAAGACCACGGGAAGAAACTCCCAACTTGACACCTTCATCAATAAGATTTTGTGCAATCTTACCCATGGGGGTGTTGAGAATTTTAGCTTTACCTACAAAATTAGTTCCCTCTTCTCTGAGAGATGTAATTTTATGAGATACGCGATCCAGGTTGAGGGTAGGTCCTTCAGGATGTCCAAGTTCTCCAAGAGCTCTGCCTTTACCGACAAAACTTTCGTTGTAACGACTGACTTCCCTACGGAGAGTATCCATAGGATACATCCGACCATTGCGGTTCTGGATGTCACCCTGTAGGAAAACTCCCTCAATATACATTGATTTCACGCCTTTGCGTTCTTCAACGATAACTTCAACCTGTTCGATTTCTTCCGTGATAAGTTTCATTGTTTTTATGCGGTAAATCCTACTTTTGCACCTTTTACTGTTGTGGCACTAGCAAACACACATTGCGTTGGTTGTTTTTCCAAAAATTCAACCGAACCTGCTGCCATCGTCATAGAACCAATAGCAGTTCCACTTTGAGTTTCAACAAGACTTACGACTGCCGTAGCTGCTGCAGTATTTACTAAACGAACAACTGTTGCTTGAGTAAAACTAGTTGCGGCACCAGTTGTTGTCGGACAAGCAATTTCTGCTCCCTTTAATAAGGTTCTTGCCATTATTCTTGGTCCTCGGTTTCTTGAGATGGTTCACCAAATAAATTAGCTGCAGATGGTTGACGCAAAGCGTCTACTTTAGAGGCAGCTTTTTGGTAAAGGAGATCTTTAATTTGGTCACTAATATTCACAGCAGACGAATCCGTCGCAATCATATTTACTAGTTCTTCCATGGATATAAGTCAGATATATAACTTATTTATCAGATTTCCCCTTCTGATGCTTTTGGTAATTGGGGTTGCGGAGATTGACCTGGCAATGCATTAGGGTCTTCTTGTCCCTGTAGCATTGGGTCTCCTGCTTCCATCTCAAGCATTTGTTGATTTGGATCTGGGAGAACTCCAGACGCAATTTCTTCTTCAATTTGTTGATCAATCTCAACAATTTCTTGATCTCTTTGGCGCAGAACTTGACGCCGAATATACTCGGTAGAGTAATAGCGTCCTGCATAAGGTTCAATCATTGCAAGAAGTCCTAAACGACCTTCAAGTAATTCTTTATCTTTAAGCTCTGCAAAGTGATTATCATATAAGAAGTCAAACTGAATGTGCTCAGACATCACTTCCCAATCTGAGGGAGTAACAACATTCTTAAGGAGTAGTTGTGTCTTGAGCATATCCATAAACATTGCACTAAAACGCTTACGGAGACGACCAACAAACTTAGAGAACTTTAGTTCATCTCTTAAAATTTCAGAAGAACGACCGAGATTGAAACCATCACCAGAACCAGCGATTCTAGATTCAGGCACACCTAAAGATCTATAGAGTTTGGATTGGAAGTATTCAATATCAGCAAGTTCGCCAAGATTTTGACCACCAGGAAGTGTGGTAATTTCTGTGCCACGACCACCCTCACGGCGAGGAAGCCAGAAGTCTTCCAGCATACTCATCATTTTTTTGTCGTCACGAATCTCACCGCTGTTGGAATCATACACCAACTTATTACGGTAGCGCATCATTACTTCACGAAGGTATTGCTCTGCTTTTACCTTAGGAAGATTGCCAACATCAATGTAGAAAATACGGCGCTCTGGTGCGCGTGACAATCTATAGATGACAAGAGAATCTTCAATCATTCTAAGTTGATTGAGAGACTTGATTGCCTTGTGAAGATATGAAAGACCTGATCCTTTATTTCTATCTACAAGACCAGAAGTGCAATATGTAATAGCATCTTTTGAAATCTTAATTCCCTTCATAGCAGTGCTACCACCAGGGGAAGCAATGTTTGTTGGGTATTGGGGTTTGGGAGTATACATGAAATACTCCTCAATTTCTGGGAAGTATACTTTTTGTTCTTCTCTTACACCACCGCTATTGAAAATATCATTCCGATCATCTTTTTTCTTTTCTTTACGCACATAGCGCATTTTGAGAGGGTCAATATATCTAAGCTCTTGAATACCTTCTTTTGGATTTTGAATGTCAATTACTTTATTGTAGTATAGTCTACCATCGACATACCAATTTCTAAAAATCTCATGAGACTTGAGATCAAAGTCTAAAAGATCTTTAATGTGCTTAAATTCTTTGCGGATGATATTTTTAATACCATCACTCGCATTAAGATTTTCTAGATCAATCTCTACTGGAGAATCATTTTGATCCGAAACAATAGCTTCATTTACAACATCTTCGATCGCATTATCCACCTCTGGGTGGAGAGACATCTCTCTATATCTTCTGATCAGTTCATGCTCTGATTTGTAGATACCTTCAATATCTACAACTTGACTAGAAAAACCCCCTTGGATATAGTAATCAGCCCCACCCTCACCTGTAGTGGGAATGGGACTGACTACACCCTTGGGGGTCTTTTCATTATCTTCAATAGAAAATCCGAAGAGTTTCGACATTTTAAATATTTTGTCTTTGATATCAAAGACTATTTATCAAGCGACATCTCCACCATTTCCGGCAGATTCCCACCACTGTACTTGAAGAGTAACTGTGAACTCTTCAACAGCGTCTGCAGAATCGTAAGATAGGTCTAACTGTGAGATGTTAGTTGGGAAGACACTATAGAATTTATAGGTTCTAAGAACGGGAAGATTTTGATCCGATTCCTGAGAATTAGGTGCAACCGCAGATCTGCCTAATTGATAAACATATGCATCTTTGGTGTAGCTTTCAGGATTAGTAGTACCCGAATTATCAGATACTTTCGACATAGAATTCATCCATCTCTCAAAAGAAGAGCGGATTGCAAAGTCCGTGTCGTTAATAACTGTAATAGTCCATTCGTCAAAGGTTCTGTCACCAGCGATCTTAAGAGTACGACCTCTAAAAGGAACACTAATTGGTGCAATGTTTGACGCGGGAAGAGCAGCTGCCTTCACAAGAAATCTTGCTTTTGCATCAAGATCATTTACTGAGGAATCTACTACTCCATCTGGAAATGCCAAGACCACCTCAAAGAGGTTAGGTCTTGCAATACCACCAGACAGTCTTGACTTAAACTTGTCAATTGTCCTGTCTGAAGTCTTTGGGGGATTTTGTTGGTTGATAGCCATTGTTTGGGTTCTCCTATGAGTTTAGTATAAGGCGATCAAACTCGACCAATAACTTCTTCAAAACTGACTCCGGTGCGGGTAGCAACGAATGTCAGACCGATGAAGTTAATCGACCTAGCAGGTTTGATAAAGATGTCAGCAACGAATTCGTTGTTATCAATCACCGCAGCGGTGTTGTTTGTCTCATCGCAAATTACGACAAAATCGGTAACTCCTCTCTTAGATTGTACATCTCTGAGGAAAGGTTCAACAATGTTCAAGAAGTTGATTCTTGTAATCTCATCGTTGAATTCAAAAAGTTGATCTCTTGCAGCAGCTGCAATCGCTTTTTCGAGGAAGATGAACAAACGGCGAACATTAATTCTATCGAAAGCGGAAGACTTGCCTAGAGCAGTCTTGTCACCGAATAAAACAATACCAGCTCCAGGTGAGAAGATTACTGGGTTAACTCTTGCGGAGTATAACTTGTCTCTTTCTACCTGTGAAGGATTATACGCAAGTTTTACAGCGTTGAGGATTGCGCCTCTTGTAGTACCACCTGGAGAGAACCAGGGGAAATTGTTGATGTCATTTCTAGCGCATAAGCCAGCGATGTCACCATTGAGTGGAACATAACGGAACGCTTTACTGAAGCGATCGTACATGTACTTGTAACCGCTATCA